TCGGAGAAAGCATGGCCGGCGAATTAGTGCAGTCGATCACAGATCAAGTCTACGAACCATTGGCAAAGTCAACAATCCAGAAAAAGGGATTCGATACGACATTGCTTGATACCGGCGACATGAAGCGCGCAGTCGGATTTAAGGTCACAGAATGAATCTGCAAAATATCGTTTCCGGCTACGTCGCGGCGGTAAATCCGACAATCACCGGGCAATACCAGCAATCGAATGGATACACGACCGGCGCGAATTTTAAGCCAGTGCCATCTTATGCCGCCGCGATTTCCGTGCAGATTCAAATGCAAGCCTTGACCTACCGCGATCTAACGCAGATTTCAGGATTAAATATTAACGGCGAAGCGCGGGCGATGTACATCAACGGGAATATTGAAGGCGTAGACCGCGCAGCGGAACGTGGCGGCGACATTATCACATTGCCGGATAACTCCGTTTGGCTGGTGGTGCATGTTCTTGAAAATTGGTCAACCACTTCCGGGTGGACAAAATTTGTCGTGACAAAACAGAACGGCGCGTAAATGGCAATTACCCTATCAATTACCCAAGACGAAATAAACACAGTTCTTGGAAATTTTCTGATTTCGGTGTTACCTGCTGGCGTATCCATAGTGGCCGGTCAAATCAATCGCGTGCCAGAGCCATCGGGATCTGATTTCGTGGAAATGACGCCGATTTTTCAAGATCGGTTTGCGACGAATAACGATCAATACATACCTGCTTTGTTTCAGGGATCGATCAGTGGGGTGACGCTCAATATCGCGTCGGCTATTGTTGGGAAGGTGCAGGTTGGAAGCACAATCTACGGCCCTGGCGTTAGCGCGAATACGGTGATTACGGCACTGGGAACCGGCATCGGTGGCGTAGGAACATATACCGTCAACAATTCGCAAACAGTCGGATCGTCTGAGTTGCAGGCAGGGACTAACGTCGTCGAACAAGATACTGAGGTCACGATTCAACTCGATGTGCACGGACCGAACAGTTCCGACAATAGCCAAATCATCACGACGCTTTTCCGCGATCAGTACGCAACAAATTTTTTCACAGACGCCGGCTACGACATGGCCCCGCTCTATGTCGAAGGGCCGCGTCAAATGCCATTTGTGAATGGGGAGCAGCAAGTTGAATACCGCTATGTGGTTGATGTTGTTTTACAGGTCAACCCGATAATCACCTTACCGCAAGCAGCCGCAACAGTTTTCAATATCAACGGAATTTACGACGTACTTTGATGGAGTTTAAAAAATGATTATCACTACCGTACCAGCAAGTGCGTTCGTATCCGCGAACCCTTCAGTTATCGGCCCTGGCGGCGCGGCTGTTGCGCTTAACATGCTTTTCCTCACGACGAATAACCGTGTTCCTATTGGACAGGTTTTATCGTTCCCATCCGCCGCAACGGTTGGCGCATATTTCGGCTTGTCTTCCAACGAATATTCGCAAGCATCCGTTTATTTTCAAGGATTCACCGGGTCGAACGTCAGGCCAGGTGCGATGCTGTTTGCGCAGTACAACACAATCGCCGTGCCAGCGTATCTGCGCGGCGGCAATGTATCATCCCTCACGGCCACTCAAATCGAGGCGCTCAGCGGTATCCTGAAAATTTCGGTCAATGGCGTTGTCGAAACATCCAGCTCTATCAACCTGTCAACGTCTAGCACTCCATCACTAGCTGCGGCAGCGATTCAAGCCGGATTCAGTTCGTTTGCCGGAACCGTGACTTACGATAGCGTGTCGGGCGGCTTCATTTTCAGTACGACGGCAACGGGCGGCAGCGAAACCATTTCGTATGTGACCAGCACTACCGGCACTAGCACCACGAGTACGACAACCGGGACAGTGCTTACCGTCGCAGGGACAATTACCGGCTATTTCAATGTCGGCGATTATGTGGCGGGAACAGACAGCACCAACACACTGCCATCTGCTTGCACCATCCTTGCGCAACTCACTGGCACACCAGGCGGCGCAGGAACGTATCAGATCAGCGCAGCAGCCACGCCTGGCAACCTGACTTCGACCATTGTCGATTCGTTCGGCTCAACCGGCACTTTTGCATCTACCCTGGGCCTCACATCGGCGACTGGCGCGGTTTTGTCGCAAGGCGCTGCTATCGCTACGCCCGCAGCGTTTATGACGGCTCTGACAGCCGTTACGACCAATTGGGCGACGTTGGTAACCGGGTTCAATCCAGACGTGACCGGCAATGCCAACAAGCTGCTGTTCGCGCAATGGATCAACACGCAGAATTATCAATATGTGTATCTTCCGTGGGATACCGATATCACGCCAACGCAATCGAACAATGCTGCATCGAGCCTCGGCCAGTTGCTTATCGCCGGCCAGTATTCCGGCACCGCGCCGATCTACGAACCCGCCGATTATCAGCTTGCAGCCATGACGGCGGGATTTATTGCATCGATTGACTTCACGCAAACGAATGGCAATACCGATCTTTCGTACAAATCGCAAGCCGGCATCACCCCATCCGTGACGAATCAAGCTGTATTGGCGAACTTGGAAGCGAACGGTTACAACTTCTACGTGACCGCCAGCAAAGGGACTTCCGTTTGGGATTTCCTGTATCCGGGGACTATCGCAGGGCCATTCAAATCGCTGCGCCGCTACATCAATCAGATTTGGCTCAATAACAGCTTTGTCTATGCGTTGATGAGTTTGCAGACAACCGTCAAAGCGCTTCCGTACGTGCAACCTGGATACGCATTAATCGAGGCATCGATGATGAATGTCATCAACCAGGCGACGAACTTCGGGGCAATTCAAAGCGGCGTAATTTTGTCGGCATCGGAAATCGCCGAAGTGAATTATGCGGCCGGATCAAACATTGCACCGACTCTGCAATCTGCCGGATGGTATTTGCAGGTTAAAGACCCTGGCGCGGTTGCTCGCGCAGCCGGTAGCTCGCCAATCATCAACTTCTGGTACACCGATGGCGGCAGTGTGTTGCAGTTGAATTTTAGCGCAATCGACGTTTTCTAAACGAGGAAAATCATGGCAACTCTAACAATCGCAAACAGCGTGATTATGCTCGGCATCAATAGCGTATATCCGACACCAGTACAACTCCAACAATACGCAGCCGATGACGTTTTCGACTTTGAGGAAATCGAAGTCGCCGAAACCGTCATGGGCGTTGACGGTGTTTTATCAGGCGGGTTTGTATTCTCAAAAATTCCTTGGTCAATCACGCTTCAGGCCAACTCCCCATCGTGTCAGGTATTCGACAACTGGTATGCGTACCAAAAAGCGCCCGGCAGCGATATCGTGACGGCGACGGCGAATATTCGATTGCCCGGCCTTGGCTACAAATGGGCATTGCTCAACGGGTTTTTGACGAAATACAACCCGGCCCCGAGCGCAAAGAAACTAGCGCAGCCACGCAAATTCACGATTGAATGGAATTCGATCACGCCGGCTCCGCTGTAAAGGTTGCGCACGGATCAACGCGGTTTCATTCCCCTTGTCCGCGCCGTGCGCATTTTGATTCAAAGGGGAAATTCAAGGGGAATTGAATGGCACGGAATCACGCAACGGTCAAAATTTCAAAAGATGACCGCGACAATGGCAAGGTTTTTTATCTCACCGAAATGCCCGCCATGCAGATTGAGCAATGGGCGACAAAGGTTTTGCTCGGAGCGATCAAGGGAGGAGCTGTAATACCTGAGGGCATTGAAAATCAGGGCTTGGCTGGCCTAGTTTATGTCGGCCTTAACGCGGTAGCCAAATTGGATTACGACATGGCTGCGCCACTCCTACGCGAAATGCTTGAGTGTGCCGAAATCGTTCCCGACCCGGTAGCGCGTCCAGATTATCGAAGGTCAGACATTGCAAGCGATATCGAGGAAGTCAGCACAATCATTACCTTGCGTGAGGCGATCTTTGAATTGCACACGGGTTTTTCGCTGGCCGCCGCGTTCTCGAAATCGAAGGCGACGGCCTAAGTGGTTATAGCTTTGCCGAGTATGCGAACGTGCCGCTCACAATTGGCGCGGTTGCATCTTCCGGCAAGGCGACTTTGATCGAACTGCAAACCGTTTATTCCATCGAAGACGTATATACTTTAATGGAAATAAACTCAATTGACTCCCATAATCAGCGTATCGCGCAGAAAATAAAAGACTAGCCATGCCAACCATCATAGATTCTCTGCTGGTATCGCTAGGATTGGATGCATCCGGCATGAGGTCGGGCGCGAAAGAAGCCGAAGCGATTCAGGAAAAGCTGCGCAAGGATTCTGATTCGACGGCAAAAACTAAAGCAAAAAAAACAGCCGAAGAGATTGCTGCCGAAAAGAAACTAAATGACGCAAAGCGCAAGGCAGTAAAGCAGCAAGAGGCTGACTCCAAGCGCGTTGCCGAAGGTCTGAGTAAAATCCGCAATGAAGTGCTCGCGCTAGGCGCGGCTTACGTCGGGGTCAAAGCGCTGACCGATATCAATCAGAATAATGTCAGCGTAGGAAAGAATGCGTCCAAGCTTGGCATGGATCCTTCCGTATTATCCGCATGGCAAGGTGCTGCAAATAAATTCAATGCGACCGCTGAAGACGTAACGAGCGCATTTGAAAATATCAATAAAATTCAGCAGGACATAAATCTAACCGGGCAATCCGGGGCGATGAATCCGCTATTCCGTGCGGGCGTCGATCCGAAGTTTTTCAAGGATACGACGAGCGCGGAAGAGAAAATATTGCTGCTGCAAAAAGCATTCAGCAAATTGAGTGCGCCTATGGCGCAAGCACTAGGAGCGCAAGCCGGGTTTAGCGGTGATTTTGTGTTGATGATGCAAGCGCCAAAAAAGGCATTGCTCGATGAAGTTGATTTGCAAAAACAACTTTACGTCGTAACAAAGAAAAACGCCGATGCATCGAAAGAACTAGACACGGAAATCGGGCATCTGACAAGCGGGCTTAAAGGCGTCGGCAATGAAATATTGACCGACTTGCACCCGGCATTGCTTATCGCCATACAGGATTTGGAATCACTTACCGCGCTCGCAAGAGAAAATCCCAAAACTACCGAGGCGATTTTGGGAACTGGTGTTGCCGTCGGCGGTATTTTTACAGTCGTAAAAATTGCCAAGTGGATAGGGGCGGTGCGTGGCGTAATTAGCGCTTTGGTCGCTGTTAAGGAAGCTGCCACCGTCGCTGGCGCTGCCACTGAGGCGGTAA